TATTTAAAAGTAAAATGAGGTGAAACAATGGAAGAATTAAGAGAACAAATAAAAAACCTCGAGATGGATATAAAATCACTAAAACGAGGTTTAATTTTTAACTCTATTAGTCTTATTATCGTTGGTATAGGCTATTTCATTCACTTGGTTCAATGTAAGTTTTAAGTTCATCTATGATTCGTTGAATATCGTGAGAATCTTGAGCATCGATGTGAATATCAATATCGTAATTATTAGTTGTTGTAGGAGTATTTTGTTCAACAACAAAGCCACAAAGAAATTGGATGATTTCAAATATTAGTGTAAGAATTGCGATAGCTTCTGAAATTGTTAAACGAGGTTTTCTTACGATTGAAGTATGATTAGAAACATCATCTTGAGGTTGTGATTGTTCAAAAGATTGTGATTTTTCAAGTAAATTATAAACATCTGATGATAATTCTTCGGATATATAGATGTCTTCATCAATTTGTATATTTGAGTTGATGGAGTTAGTGATAACATCTTGCATTTGTTTAATTGAATCAAGACAAGGTTCAAAAATATTAGAAACTTTAGTGATTTCCGACAATTTATTTTTCAACTCTTCTATTTGGCTAAAGTAAATAGTATTAAATGAATTTATCAGAGATTGATATTGGTTTTCAAATTCAAATCTAGGTAATAAATTTTCAACTATACTTTGATTGATATTCATAAAAGGTTCATAAATTTTGGGATTTAGAACTGAATCAAAAATTGGTAAATCAATTGTAGGGATTTTTGGATATAAGTTATTAAAGTTATCTAAAATATTTTTGAAAGGATCAAATTGATTTTTATTCATGATATCACCTCGCTTTCAAAATAATTATATCAAAATTTTTAAAAAGGAGTTGATAAACCATGCCAAAGCCCTGTGAATGTATGGTAAGACCAGAGGAAGCAGCAGAGCTTCTTGGAATTGATGCTCAAACATTAAGGTTATGTCTTCAGTGTGGATATTATGGCGATATAGGACGAGCTACTAAGACCTCTAAAGATAACGAGTGCTATACGTATGTGATCAGTAAGTTTCAACTGTATCAGTATCTCGGTCTTGATGTATCTTACAGCATCCAGGAAACGTTGGAGCTGGTCCGTCAAGGTAAACCGCCATTCATTAAACAAGTTCCAGTGTCTATAGAAAATCTACTAAAGACATTGGATGCACAAAACGCAATAAAAAAAGGTACTTCCTAAGCGACCAAACTGAGTGAAGTACCTAAATCGCAGGCTTATGTAAGCCTCTTAAATTATATCACAGAAAGGAAACAATATGTCATTAAAAAGAATTGTAATTAATGCATCATGTGTAATGCTTGCTGCACTAACTGTGTTAAGCATGCTGATTATACATGATCAGACAAATATGTATAAGGAACTACAAAAGGATTACATGGTGTTATCCAATGAATATGACAGTTTGGCAGAAGAAAGCAAGAATAAAACAATTGCCATTGAAACATTAAAGGATACGCTCACACAGATGGAAAATGAGAAATCCAAATGAACAGCAATCGGAACATTTCGCATTACTGCCTACGGTTCTGATTGTACAGGTTGTACTGGTATCACGAAATCTGGAACAGTACCACAAGAGGGAAGAACTATCGCAGTAGATCCATCAGTTATCCCACTAGGAACAGAAGTTATGTTCAATGGTGAAATATATTTAGCTGAGGATATTGGCGGTGCGATTAAAGGGAATGTAATTGATTTGTTCTATGGAACTGAACAGAATTCTATGAATTATGGAGTGCAGTTTCATACAGTTTATGTAAGGAGTGATGATCATGATTACTAGAAATAAGAAAATAGCAGTACGTCTGCTTCTCAATGTCATTCCAGAAGATTATGCAGAAATTAATTATTCTTCTGAAACAGATCTAATAATAGTCAGCTTTTTTACACCACAGGTGAAAATCAAAGAGTTATTCAGTATTCATAGAGACTTTTCAAATGAAGAAGCCATGGAAAAGTATCGTGAGATCATCGAATATATTGAAAAAGAAAGAGGTAATCCTGTACAGGAAATAGATTTCCGACAGGAATTGATGGCCGAAATGGAAAAGATAGCAGAACAGGAGGAAGAACAACATGTCGGTAAAGATTAATCAGCTAGAACTTGAAAACGTTAAACGCATTAAGGCGGTAAAGGTAGAACCAAGTCAGAATGGTCTGACGATCGTAGGAGGAAAAAATAAGCAGGGAAAGACTTCCGTACTGGATGCAATCACCTGGGCATTAGGAGGAGAAGATTTTCGCCCATCAAAAGCACAGCGAGAAGGCTCATCGATCCCGCCAAATCTAAAAATAAAGCTTTCTAATGGTATCGTAGTTGAACGCAAGGGTAAGAATTCTACTCTGAAGGTTACGGATCCAAGCGGAAAGAAAGCAGGGCAGACACTGCTGAACAGCTTTATTGAAAAACTGGCTCTGAACATTCCAAAGTTCATGGTCAGCTCCGATAAGGAAAAGGCAAGCACGTTATTGAAGATCATTGGGGTAGGCGACCAGCTGATGCTATATGAACAGCAGGAAAAGGAAGCGTATCAGAAACGACTTACTGCATATCAGATTGCAGATCAGAAAAAGAAGTTTGCTAAGGAACAGCCGTTCTATGATGATGCTCCTAAACAGCTGGTCAGTCCACAGGAATTAATCAATCAGCAGCAGGCAATCCTGGCCAGAAACGGAGAGAATGCAAGGAAACGTGAGAAAGCTGAACAGTATAAGTATCAGGTAAGTACGTTAACTGAAGAAGTGGCCAGAATTCGTCAGCAGCTGCAATTAAAGGAACAACAGCTGAATGAAGCTGCTACAAATTTAAGCATCGCACAGACGGATGTACTGGATCTGGTAGATGAATCAACAGAGGAACTGGAAAGAAATCTTGCGGATATCGAAACGATCAACATCAAGGTACGTGCAAATCTAAATAAGGAAAAAGCGGAAGAAGATGCATTAGCTGCAGAAAATGAATGGCAGAAACGCGATATCGAATTAAAAGGAATTCGTCAGAAGAAGCTGGATCTTCTGAAAAATGCAAACCTTCCATTGCCTGAACTGTCTATCGAGAATAATGAACTGGTATACAAAGGACAGAAATGGGATAACATGTCAAGCTCTGAACAGCTAATCGTTGCCACTTCTATCGTGCGCAAATTGAATCCGGAATGCGGGTTTGTACTGGTGGACAAACTGGAACAGATGGATATCGAAACACTGAATGAATTTGGTCAATGGGCTGAAAAAGAGGGACTGCAGATCATCGGCACAAGAGTTTCTACCGGTGATGAATGCTCCATCATTATCGAAGACGGAATGGTAAAGGGACAGGAATATGTCTTACCTGGAACATCTCCTACTATGGGCAGCTTTGCTGATACACCAACATTGCAGCCAGCAACCGGAAATGCAGTTCCTTCATGGAAGACAGGAGGCGGATTTTAATGGCTAAAACGAATGATACATTAATCATCAAAAAGAGTTCTAATCTCTATAACGAATGCTACAAAACATTAAAAGTATCACCAACTACACATGAGCAGGTAAAGAAAATTGCAGAGCAGACAAATCGTAATATCAATGAAATTGCTACGATGCTGGTTAATTTCGCACTTGAACGTGTGATCATTGAAGATTAGGAGGTTGGTATTATGGGAAGATATGAAATAACTGGAGGTAAAGTGCCTCATGCAAAAAAAGTTGTAGTTTATGGAGTAGAGGGCGTAGGGAAGACAACCTTTGCATCTAAGTTTCCTAATCCTTTATTTATCGATACGGAAGGATCTACTAAAAACATTGATGTAAGAAGAATGCCCGCACCTACATCATGGCCAATGCTATTAGATGAAGTTATGGATGTAGTGCAATCAAGGTCTTGCAGTACTCTAGTCATTGATACAGCCGACTGGGCAGAAAAGCTATGTGTAAGCAATCTTTGTACAGCAAAAGGATGGAATGGAATAGAAGATCCTAGCTATGGGATAGGATATCGATACGCATACGAAGAATTTGGAAAACTGCTTAACGAACTAGAGATGGTTGTTTCAGCTGGAATTCATGTTGTAATAAACTGTCATTCCATCATTACTAAATTCGAACAGCCAGATGAGATGGGTAGTTATGATCGTTATCAGCTGAAGCTGATTGATTCAAAAAAATGCAGTATTGCAAACATGGTAAAAGAATGGGCAGATATGGTGCTGTTCGCCAACTTTCAGACAATCGTCGTTCAGAATAAAGAGAAAAAGACAAAAGGTCAAGGCGGAACAAAACGCGTCATGTACACAACGAGAACTGCTGCATGGGATGCAAAGAACAGAGAAGGCCTTCCTGATGTGATGGATTTTGATTTTAATCAAATTGCACATTTGTTTCCAAATATGAATACAGCTATGCCCCCAGAACATGGCCAGTCTGCTGTACAGACACCAACAGCAGAACCACAGATGTTTGATATGGCAGATGGATTAAATGAAGAACCACCAAGAATAGTAGAACCGGAAAACTTACCGCCTTTACAGGAAGAACCGCAATCATCAGAACAGATTAATTGGAATGAACCGGTATATCAGACGATACCACAGCCACTACTGGATCTGATGAAAGCAAATAATATACCGGAATGGCTTATTCGAAAAGTATCTTCAAAATATTTCCCAGAAGATACGCCGATTGCAAACTATCCGCCAGATTATATCCAGCACATCATGGATTGCAAGGATGAGTTTGTTCAGTTAGCCAAAAATTACATAAATTTACCATTTTAATTTAGGAGGAGATAAACATGGATAATCAATATGGAAATGTAGGATATGGTCAGCAGGCACCACAACAGTCTGCACAACAATCAGGAGGAGTTCCTCTGGGATGGGATGATGAAGTAGAAGAAAAGTCCTTCATACTTCTTCCAGAAGGAGAATACCAGTTCAGAGTCAAAGAGTTTACGAGAGAGCAGTTTAATGGAAGTGAAAAAATGCCTCCATGCAACTGTGCGAATATAACATTGGCAATCGATTATAACGGTGATGAAGTACTGGTCAATAAGAAGCTGTATCTTCTATCTACGAACGGACAGCTGTTTGCATTCTTCCGTTCCATCGGTTCCCCATTATTGCCTAATGGGAATGTTCGTATGAACTGGCAGACAGTTCCAGGAGCTACAGGAAGTGTTCTTATCAGTCATAGAAAATACAACAATAATGAATACAATAATGTCAAACAGTTTATAATTCCGACTGCTCAGCCTCAGCCTGCGACACCTGCTTATAACAATTCATATAGTAATAAAACAAGCTGGTAGGTGATGTGATATGGAACTAAGACCATATCAGCAGGAGGCCAAAGAATCAATTTTCGAAGAGTGGGATAAGGGCGTCAAAAAGACGCTCTTAGTCTTACCAACTGGATGCGGAAAAACGATAGTCTTCGCAAAAGTAACAGAAGAATGTGTTCGGCAGGGAAAGCGAGTTCTTATTATGGCACATCGTGGAGAACTGCTGGAACAGGCTTCAGATAAAATTGAAAAAGCAACAGGACTAGGCAGTGCTCTTGAAAAAGCAGAACATACCTGTATCGGTAGCTGGTTTAGAGTTGTTGTCGGTTCAGTACAGACTTTACAGAACGTTAATCGGCTTAAGAAGTTCTCAACAGATTATTTCGATACCATCATCATTGATGAAGCACACCACTGTCTATCAGATAGTTACCAACGTGTACTGCAATATTTCTCAGATGCAGAAGTATTAGGAGTAACTGCAACACCAGACAGAGGTGAT